TGCAGCCTTGCGGGCAGAATCGGCCGACGCCTTGGCAGCCTCCGCCTTGTCCTTCTCAGCCTGAGTTAGCCGCTGCACTGTGGCTATCAAAGCCTGCGAGTTCTGATCTACGAATCGCAACGCCAGTTCCTGATTCTGCACCTCTGCAGTGATCTCGCTGGCGTAGTCGCGGATGCCGTTGAACCGCTCGAGCACGTCGGCCGGAACCTTGTCGAGTCCGCCAAGTTCCTTGGCTAGCGAGACAATAGCGGAGCGGGCTTCGCTCAACGCACCCTGAGCAAACTCGTCGATGCTAATTTCCTCTGGCACCTTCAGGGCCTTCTTCACCTCTTCACCGAGATTGAAAGCGGCGACGCCGGCCCGGTCGGTTTCCTGGCGGAAACGATTCATGGCCGCTTCAGTGTCGGCAATCGCTAGCTCTGTGTTAGACCCGGCATTTTCACCTGCGATGGACCATTCCAGCAGGGCACCGCTGGCGAGCCCGAGACCGACAACAAGAAGACCGATACCCGTGGACGCAAGCACGCTACGGATCGCAACGCCGAGACCAACTGTCGCAGTTGCGGCAGTGCCAGCGGCTGCACTGTAGCCAAGGGCCGCGCGGGCTGAAGCCGCAAACGCTGAAGCAAGTCCGGTGATAGCGCCCGCAATCGCCTGCCGGTTGATGAACGCCAGGTATCCGCCAATCGCCGGCAGCAGATTCTGGGCCAGCGGCACCGCCACGCGACCGACGAACGCCAGCGCGTTGCCAACGTCTTCAAGCAGCGCACTCAGGGTCCGTGCAGCAGCCGGCACGTCGATGCTCTGCACGAACTTGATGAAGTTGTCGGTCCCTTGCGTCAGGGCCGGCTGCAACTGCGTCAGGATGCGGCCGGCGAGCTCCTGCATCGCCTGGCCGGCAAGCCCGAACGAGTCTCCAATGGCGTCGATCTTGTCTGGGCTGATGCCGTTGACGCCGTCGCGGAACCCGCCCAGGAAAGTCTGGGCCGTCTTCAGATTCTCTGGCAACTCGCGGAACGTCGGCAGCAGCAATGCGCCGCTCTTGCCAAAGATGGCGACAGCGGCAGCTGCACGCTGGGCAGGGTTCTCAATGCCGTTGATGGCCGTGGCAATCGCCTGGAACTGCTGCGTGCTCGTCTGCGTTGCCAAGTCGTCCACGGACAGCCCCAGGGCCGACAGGGCCTTCGTGGCTTCCTTACTTCCACCAGCGGCCTTGCTGATCGTCACCTGTGCCCGCGTGAACGCCTTGGCCAGTTCTTCGCTGGATGCACCGGACAAGTCGGCCGCCACCTGCAGCGTGCGCAACTCTTGGTACGAAACGCCCAGACTAGCGGCCAGTTGCCGCGTGTTGTCGATGGCATTGAGCGCCCCGCTCGTGAACGCCTGAAACGTGTTGGCGATTGAAGAGATGCCACTGATGAACGCCTTGGAAATCTCCAGCGTCTTCAGCGTCGAGACATCGCGGGCCGTCTGCTTGGCGGCGTAGCCAAGCTTCTGCAGCTCCACGACGCCGGCGTTGATGCCTTGGGCCATACCCACGGCAGATGCCGACAACTGAAATCCAATGCCAAGAGTTGCCATGTTTCACTTTTGGCCGAGGTCGGCCGCCATCTGCTTGAGCGTCTCAGCGATCTGCGTCGGGTGCTGCGGGGCGTGGCCTTCGATGGGAATGAAGTCTTGAGCGTCGGGGACTTTGTTTTTGCAGTAGGGAGCCAGGACTGAACTTGCCAGCATTCCCGTCTGTAGCCACGGGTTATCCAGCGGGCGAAACCATCGGCTGTAGGCGATCCAGTACGAGAACTCGCGGGAGTCCATCGCGTCGATGTCAGCTACCGTCTTCTTGAGGTGTGAGGCCAGGTCGAACTTGAATCGCAAGCTCGGCCTGGCGTTCATTCCCCCGCCAGTTTCTCGATCTCCTCCTCGGTTAATGCGTTGTGCTTCAGTGCCGCCTTCCACAATCCGTGAATCTGGTCGACGCTCTTGCGACGCAGGGCCGCCACGCCTTCGTCACCGGGAAATAGCAGCACGCCCTTGTCATCACACAGGCAGCGGGCGAGCAGCTCAGAGCGAAAGTCGGGAATCACCGGCACGGCCTTGGACTGCGCCTCGAGCAGCTTCACTTCGTAGCTGTCACGGTCGCCCACGGTCATCAGGCGGATGCACACCTCGCCACCCCACGCCGGAATCTTGATGATCTTGGCGTCGCTAGCCTGCTCAATCTGATCTCGCGTCAATACTGCCATGGTTCACCCGTCGAGTAGTCGGAACGTCACGGTGTAACGGGTCACGCCGTTCAACTCGGGCGCGACGTTCACGCCTTCATAGACTGCGGTACACGTCAAGTTTGCGCCGCCGCCCGTGATCGTGAGCGTGCCACGCGTTCCGTAACTGGCAGTCGCCACGCCGGTGGAACTGAGGCACGTGAGAGACACCGTGCCAACGTCATCGGTCCACGTGGACGAACGGCCTTTCGGAAGACTGCCGCCATAAGACCACGACAGATCCGAGATTTCGGCGAACGTGGTCGCGCCGAAACTGGCGACTATCCCAGTGCTGTACGTGGCCACGGAACCCTCCGTGGCTCAAGCCAACTGGAACTCGGCCGAACCACGGATGGCGTCGTTCACCGTCAGCGTGACAGAAGACGAGTTGCAGGTCGCAGTCGCCGAGACGCTGATGCCGCCGGTGATCGCCAGCGTGCCCGTCGTGTTCTGGGCGATGACGCTGGTGCCGATGTACTCGATGCTGACGCTCTTGCCCGTGTCGCCGCCCTGCGTGCCAATCAGCGGTCGAGCAATCGAAAGAACGCTGGCCCCTGTGGTCTGGCCGAGGTGCGAGATGTCGATGTTGTCGGCCCCGCCGCCGGTGGCACCGATCGTGTAGGTGATGCTCGTGACGGTGTAGTTCACGCCAGCGAAAGAAAACGTCGTGCCGGAACCGGAATGCGGGGTCGTGGCCATTCGTCAGCTCTCCTGCCAGCGGATGTCGTAGGTCTGCGTGATCTGATACGCCGGTGGCATCTCGGCACCACCGAGTGAAACGAAGTCGTCGGATTCGTTCTCCAACGACACCTGGTCCACAACCGTATTTTCCGACTGCCCACCGTATCCATCCAGAACCACACGCATGGCGTCCGCCACCTCACGGGTCTGGTCATACGTGACGCCGTACACCTGATACTCCAGGGTGACACGGGGCATGCCCATCGGGTTTCGCAGCGTCTGCTCTCGCTGGATGCCGGTACGCCGCCATGTGACAAAAGGCAGGGATGCCGACGCCGGTGCGAGCACCGGGTAGATGCGTGAACTCACTAGCGACGTGACGGCTGTGCTGCTGACCAGGGCGGTACGCAGCACGGCTTCTGGCGATTTCATAGGCCGAAGTCTCCGTATTTCTTCTGGGTGGCACGGATCGCTGCGGACAGTGCCTTTCGCATCTCCACGTCTAGGATGCTCTGCATCTGGCTCTGCGTGGACTGAAAGGCCCGCGTCAGCGGCCTACGGGCCGGGCTTCCACGAACAGTGCCGGTGGCGATAAAGTCCACGGGGTAGCGGCGGACGCCAGGCCGGAAGAACGGGCCTCGCGTCTTGAACGACGACAGCACGCCGCTACGGTTGTCGGAAACCTTCTGCCGGGATTCCAGTCTTGTGCGAATTCGGCCGCCCAAAATGACGCGACCGCGCCGAATAGTTTTAGTTTTAAAGCCCGGCGTCCTGGCCTTCGTGCCGTACTCCACGAGGTGCGAGTGATAGGCCCTGTTGGGGCCCTTAAGCACGGTGCCGCCAATGAAGGCTGGTGTGGCACCCTTCTGACTCTTGCTGTTCACCGGGCGACGAAAGCCGACCACCACCACACCCACTGGCAGCTTCGCCTTGTTGTTCGTGTACTTCCGCGACACCTGGCTGACGCTCGCCAGCAGGTTGCCAGTGACTTCGCCAAGGGCGGCGACGTTCTTACGCAACGCTTCCTGGCCTGGTTTCGCCGCTTTCTTTAGGGCACGCAGCTGGTACTTCGTGCTGATGTCTCGCGGCAGCTTCTTGAGCTCGGCCGCCACGTCTTCGAGCGGCTCCAGTGCAAACAGGGCTTTCGCCTTCTTGCCTTTGCCCAGTGCCAACTTGATCAGCGGCCTATCGCTGCCGCCGCCGAAGACGTTCGCCATTAGGGAATCGTCTCCTGGCAGATGATCTCGTGCTCGCTGCGGTTGCCACGCTCGAGCAGGCTGACAATCTCCAGCGTCCGGGTCCGCCAGGCGAAACGCATGTTCTGCGTCAGCCCCGGCAGGTAACGCATCCGCACGCGATGCGTTACGCCGATCTCCTGCTGGCCCAGCCCCAGCGACTCACGGGCACTCACACCTTCCACGCTCGCCCACACTGCAGACGAATTGCTCCACGAAAGCACCTGCTCGCCGAGGGCGTTCGTCGTGCCGCTGGCAATCTGAACCGTGACACGCTCGCGGAGCCGGCCGGCGTCGATCATCGGTAAGAGCCCCAGCGTTGCGAGTCGAGCAGGGACTTCACGCCGAACTCGACTTCCTTGGAAATGCTGCCCATCACAACGCCGCTACGGGCACCGTCGTACCAGTGGCCCACCAGCATCAGGATCGCGTGCCGGATCGCCGCCGGCACACTCGTGCCGCTCGCCCCGTACCCGCCCCACCACGTCACGCTGATGGCGTTGTCATCCCGCAGATGCGGCGGCCACGTCTGGCCGTAGAGCGTCTTCACGGTGCCAGGCGTGCCGGCCCGGTCCACGCGGTAGCTCGCCGTCGAGTAGGTGGACGTGGTGCCGTTCTCAAACGTGAACGTCAGAGCCACCGCCGTGGCCGTGCCAGCGGCAGCCATTGGCGGGCGTGGCAGTTCGATGTCGTGCGTCCCGTCCGGCGGGAACGTGTCAAACCGCACCACCCACTGCGTATGCACTAGCGTGCGGTCAAGATACTCTTCGCACCACTCACGGGCCGCAGCGATCAGCGTGCCGATGTAGGTGTCATCGTCGCTGGTATCGACCCGCAGGTGGGCCTTGGCCTCGGCGAGCGTGACGGGCTCAACCGCTGGCGGCGTCGCTCTGGTCAGACTTCGGTACTGCACGGCGTCCTCGTCTCCTGGGCGTGGCGTCTGCCGTCTCGGCGTCGTGCTCGATGGCGGCCGTCTCGATCAGATCCTGCTGCCGGTCTTCGATGGCCACGCCCTGGGCCACCAGCTGCGTCGCCAGCCCGCCCGTCATCTCTACCGACTGCCCCTTGCGGTAGGCACGCCACGCGCGGGTAAATGTGATTTTCTTCACTGGGGGACACTCCATGCAGACTCGGGACGCTTCAGCGTGTTCGTGAACTCTGTGGCCCACTGGAAAACAGGGCTGCTGAGATTCTTACCGGGCCACGTCACCACGTACTCGCCGTGCCCAAGCACGACGCGGGGCGAGACGAAAACGCGATTGCCGCTGGCACGCCACGTCTTCCAGAATGCAATGTCCGAATCCAATCTGCCTTCGCCCCAGCCTCCATTCGGATCGGGATGCTCCCAGAACCACGGCTTCTTGCACCGCTTGAGTGCGGCCGTGCTGATGACAGTCAGCCCGAAGTGGGCCGAGTCCACTTCCTGCACCGGCTCGGCAAACCACGCCTTATCCACCTTGGTGCTGCCGTCTGGCGGCGGGTTGTCCAGCATGCCTTTCAGCGTGAGCATCGGGCGGCCGTCTTCCCGTTTCGTCTGCAGGCCCGTGATGGCGTCGCACTGGAAGGTCATCGCCAGGGCGAAAAGGTGCTCTACGTCTTCCTTGCGAAAAAAACTGTCGTAATCGACAAGCAGCAAATATTCCGCCGAGTCGAGAAACTGCTCCATCAGGCGGGTATTCACCTGGCTCCAGAACGCACCAGTACCCATCGTGGGGCGAATGCCGAGCGGCATCAGTGCTTGAGCCCAGGCGAAATGGTTGGCCGTAAAACTCAACCTGGGCATCGACAGGATGGCTTCCACACGGATGTCAACTTCCGTGCCGCCGACCTTGACCAGCATTGTCAACCTCGCAAACGAGAGCGGGCCGCCCCGGTTTGGAGCGGCCCGCCCAGTTTGCACTTCACGTCAAGCCGTCAGGCTCACGCACCCACCAGGCCGATGATCGGGCCGGCGACGGTGTCGGTGCCCAGGTTGGCGTGCGTAATGGCCACGCGGGCCACCGCACGGATCACGGTCTGATCCGACAGGAAGTTCACCTGATCGCTGGACGCGATCTCGATGGCCTGGCGGATGCCGTAGTAGGAGCTGTTGGCCATGTTGCCGTACAGCGCCATGATGGCAC